ACTGCGTGAGAGCAAGGACGGGGCGGTGGTCAAAGAAGAGTGCCATGATTATCTTCGTAACCGGTATCCAAAAGAATGGGAAATAATATACCAATAAGTACCATGAATAATGAATCTCAGTGCAACCAATCTTATTGTGGAAGGGAGATGGTTAGCATGGCAGATTTAAAGGAAATACTAAATGTCATTGAAGAGTTAAGGGAAAAGCTAGGTAAAATATCTCGTGAAAAAACATTGACTGATCATGAGGTATTAGCTGCTAGTCAGATGTTGGATGCTGCACTTAATGAATATCAAAAACTAATGAAAAATAAGGCAAACCGCTCATAAATATATGGAGGTTTAAAGCTTGAGATGGATCATTCGTCAGAACTAAAAGAAATAATGAAAATAATTGAAACATTAAGGGAAAGGTTGAACAAAATGTCTGAGGAGATAGCTTTAGCTGATCCAGAAATAGTGGCTGCCAGTCGGATGTTTGATGCTCTTCTTAATGAGTATCAAAAACTTATTAAAGAAAAAGCGAACCGCTCATGAATATGAGCGGTATTTCTATTTCAGGGAAATTATATCCCCTTGTCGTACAAATACAAAAAGGGGAGGTACTACGGGGATTTACTCGGGTGTTTTAATCTATCTGGAATTCTATGCGTTTAAGATCGATTGTGTAAAGATGCTAGGTGTTATGTGCGCTGATAGCGATACTTCATATTGGCGCCCAATCATATTAAAAATGGCAGCTAGTGCCCAATAATATTATTAATTTGCAAGCGCCCTTTGGGGCGCTTTTCTTATATCAATTTAAGGGGGTGGTTAACAAAATCGACTAATGATTTGCCACATTTATATTGTCTAAACTGAAAGGGGAAATGAAAAGAATGAGTGTAAATCAAACAATTGATGCCTCAAAAATGTTAGGTGCTTTAGAATTGGCAAATCCGGTAACTATTACAAGCGACTCCGGAGTTTTAACATTGTCTGTTGACAGTAATAGCTTCGTGGCGGAAGGAACGGAGGCTATTACCAGTATTACTGGTGTCGACCAAGGAATTTATATTATTACATGGAACACGGCTCGAACGATTACGTACAGCGCTTCGACATTAGTTTTGGTCGGGCAGGCAGATAAGACTACTGTTGTTGGTGACGTTGGTGTGTATCAGATCAATAGTGGAGTTGTGACTGAAATGTTGTATCAGTCGGTGTCTGGAAACACGGCGACTGCTACCAAGCTGGAAACAGTTAGGACAATTTCGCTAATCGGTGATGTCACAGGGAGTGGTACTTTTGATGGCTCAGCTGATCTTTCGATAACAACAACTGGGGTAGAAGCGGCAAAATTAACTACTGCTAGAACAATATCTATAACTGGTGATGCTACCGGCAGTGGAACTTTTGACGGTTCTGCGGATGTGTCTATCTCGGTAGACGTAACCAATGCAGATAGTGCCGCAGCTTGTACTGGTAATGCAGCAACGGCGACGTACGCGACTAGCGCGGGGACCGCTGCAGAGTGTACAGGGAATGCTGCGACTGCTACTTTGGCGACGACCTCTACTACGGCTGCCGCTTGCTCGGGGAATTCATCGACAGCGACGAAGTTGGCTACGGCGAGAACAATTAGTTTAACCGGCGATGTCACGGGTAGTGGTAGTTTTGACGGCTCTGGAGACCTTGCAATAGCAACTACTGGAATAGAGGCTGCTAAGTTAACTACTGCTAGAACGATTGCTCTCACCGGAGCCGTGACTGGTAGTGGGACTTTCGATGGCAGCGGGGATTTGTCTATTACGACTAGTGATGGGACAAATAGTCTTCCTACGGGAGCAATAGTGCAATACGCTGGTAGTTCTGCGCCAACCGGATATTTACTTTGTAACGGCGCTGCTGTTTCAAGAACTACGTATGCTAGCCTTTATACAGTTATAGGGACTACTTATGGTACTGGTGACGGCAGTACAACGTTCAATTTGCCTAACCTCAAAGATAAGTTTGTACTAGGAAAAGGTTCAACATATGCTACTCTTGCAGCAACTGGCGGAGCAGCTACTCATACGTTGACGACAAGCGAGATGCCTACACACTTGCATTATAATGGTTTGGCTGATAATGAAGTGGTTGGTTTTATATATGGTGGTACGACTACGGGCGTGCCAGGGTCTGCGACGAGTTCTATAACAACTGAAGACACTTCAAGAACGTATCAGGGAATAACCTCATCAGTTGGCGGCAGTAGCGCCCATAATAATATGCCTCCGTATATCGTGCTAAACTACTGTATTAAATACTAAGATTAATAAACTAGCCAAAGCAATGGGAGCCGGATTATTCGGCTCTCTTGTTGGTTGGCTACTAACTTTGAATATAACAGGGTGACTGTTTAAATAAATTGGTAAGGGTGTGAACATCGTGGTAACCGTCAAATGCAAACTAACAGATTGTAAACATCGTGGTATTGAAACATGTAGCTCTAGACGTATTTCTGTTGATGGCGTGGGGCAAGTGGAATGCTATGAACCGGTGGTAATGTCTGCTGTTGTGCATGAGCCGGTTAATCCACGATGTTCTAAATCCGGCGGTAAGTATAAATCTAATAGGGTGAAAATATTGAAATGAAAAAAGGATAGATATAAAATACCTATCCTGGTGGTCCTTGCACTTTAATTATTATAATTATTAAGTGGTCTTAGCATTAATCGCTTTTTTGTCCCATATTGCGTTTAAATTGATGCTGGCAACAAAAGGCACGCAAAACTTAACCTGTACCTCAAGATGCTGTAACATCATATAAACCACCTCTTCCGCTTAGGTTCGCTAAACACCCGAGCGCAAGGTGCCCACACAATAGGGGAAAACCTCATCTATAGGTTGTCTGTCTACATCAATAATAGCATATTGTTAGAATTTTACAACAACAAGATATAGACAAATAACGACAAAAATAATGTTGTAGTCAAGGCGGTAAGTATAAATCTAATCGCCTGAATGTAATAAAATAGGCTCACAATTTATTGTGGGCCTATTAACGCTATTCTTCTCTACGAGGTGCGCATTGACGTGGATAACATTGTCGAGGAAAGCACTGACGAGGATAACACGGTCTGGGATAGCATGGCCTGGGATAACAGCTAAATGGAGCGCAAAGATTTGGTAAACAGATTTGCGGACTACATTGTCTTGGTTGGCACTGTCTTGGATAGCATTGGCGAGGATAACATTGTCTTGGTCTGCATTGTTGCTGTTGTGGAAAACACTGCATAGGAGAACATTGGCGGTCATCGCTATCTATATCGTCATCATAATAATTTTCTTCTATGTCAGGAGCATCCCAGTCTTCATCACGATACGTAGCCATTAGAGCACCACCTTTCATATAGCATTAGTCGGGGCTATTACATAATATTCTTACCGTTTTATTATTGTGATTGATGGGAATGCGGGCGCTGATATTAACGAGGATAACATATTAGTGGGGCGCATGGCCATGTAGGGTAACATCGCCCTGGATAACAATGCTTAGGATAGCAATCAAATGGTTGACAATGCTGTGGGGAACATTGTCTTGGTGCGCATTGAAGAGGTAAACATATACGAGGGTAAGTATCCTTACCATAGTAGTAGTCTTCTATATCAGGGTAATCCAATTTGGTAGCCATGAGACCAGCACCTTTCACTGTTGAGTAGTGGCGGTTATTACATAATATGCTGACTACCGTGCTACTGTGTGAGGTTGTCAGCGATGACCAGTACACTAAATTAGTGGGTCCTCCCAGCACTCAGACCAGTTGCGGAGGCGCGAGACCCCCAAGAGCTTTCTAGGTACAAAAAATTATTAGTCGACTTCCTTCCGAAGGGGGTGCAAAATGTCCAAATTAATAACCGCTAGAGAACTAGGCGAAATCCTTGGTATATCTGAACGCAGAGTCAATCAGATAGTCAATGAAAAACAGACTTTTGAGCGAGAGCTAAATGGGAAGTTTGATGTGGTAAAATGCGTTGAGGCATATTATCGGGATATGCTTCTTGATGTGGACTATAAAGCCGATCTTGATCGCGAACGAGCGTTGCATGAAAAAGCTAAACGAGAGAAGTCGGAACTCTTACTTCAGCAAATGAAAAACGAGTTGCACTGGGGAAAAGATGTTGAACTTATCCTGACGGATATGCTGGTTACGTTTAGAAACAGGGTGTTAGGTGTGCCTGCTACTGCCGCTGCAAAACTAGTGAACAAAAACATACCCGAAATTATTCAAATACTAACAAGCGAATTAAAAATAGCTTTAACCGAACTATCTGGGTATAATCCCGAGCGATTTGGAGGATGTGAACATGAGGTAAATCAACATGAACCCAACCACAATAACCATATTCCAGAAAATAGCTAAAGCCGTTGCTCCACCGCCAGACATAAAACCTAGTGAATGGGCCGAACAAAACCTGGTGTTAAATGAATCTGGGTTTTCTCCTGGCAAGTGGCGCAGTGATTCGGTACAATATCAAAAAGAGATTATTGACGCTGTTGTTGATCCCAACATTGATAAAATAGTAATAAAAAGCTCATCCCAGGGCGGGAAAAACGTCATCGTCAATATTATTTTTGGCTATTACGTAGATATTGACCCTTGCCCGATCTTGTTTATCGAACCAACGGTAGAATTGGCGCAGGATTATTCAAAGCGCCGGTTAGCGCCTTTGATTCGGGATACCCCGGCGTTAAAACAGAAGATTCATGAATCAAAAAGCCGGGATTCAAACAATACTATTCAACTCAAAATGTTCCCTGGCGGTAGTTTGAACTTAGTGGGATCCAACAGCCCAAGAGTTATATCCAGCAAGCCAATCAAAATCGTTATTGCCGATGAAATTGACGGGATGATGCCAACCAGTGAAGGCGATGCGTTAGAGCTTGCCGATCGGCGGACCACGACCTTTCCGGGAAATAAAACTATTTATGTATCCACGCCAACGAAAAAAGAAACCTCTCGCATTGAGGTGGAATACAACGCGGGGACACAGGAAAAGTGGGAAAAAGAATGCCCACATTGTAAGAAACCCCAGTATGTAAACTGGCATGGCCTTAAATTCGACCACGTGAAAGACAACCGAGGTAATTACTCAGTGTCCAACGTGGTTTTTCAATGCCCAGAATGCCTGAAAAGTTTTGGCCAAAGTGAATGGGCCAGTCAAAAAGGCCATTGGATAGCCTATAATCCAAGTGCGGAAAGAATTAGAAGTTTTCACTGGAACGCTTTTGTTTCACCCGGTTGGCTATGGGAAAATATCGTTCTAAAATATCTGCAGGTGAAAGGCGATCCTGAGCAGCATATGGTGTTCAAGAACACCGTCCTTGGCGAGGTATGGGAAGAAAACATTAATGCCGATGAATATGCCTACTTGTTAGACCGCCGCGAAGACTACGGGGCTGATTTGCCGGAAGGTGTGCTGCTTTTGACTGCGGGAGTGGATACCCAGGATGACCGCCTGGAATATGAGGTGGTTGGCTGGGGCCGAGGTGAACAGTCCTGGGGGATAGAATATGGTTTAGTAATGGGAAAACCGGATCAGGTGTCAACTTGGCGGGCTCTAGGAGATAAACTCGACACTATTTATTACTTTTCCTCTGGCGTGGGCCTTAAAATAGCCTGTACCTTCATTGATTCCGGTGGCCATTTTACCAGTGACGTATATCGATTCTGCAAAGCTAATGAACATCGCAAAATATTTGCTATTCGTGGCAAGGGTGGCTCTGGTATTCCGCTGATTTACAGCAAGGGCCGCAGTAAAAAGGAAAATGCCTTGTACTTTAACCTTGGAGTTGATGGTGGTAAGGCCCGAGTATTATCAAGACTGCAGATTAAGCAGAAGGGGGATGGGTATTGCCATTACCCACTCGCTGAAAGGAGAGGTTATGACCAGATTTATTTTAAAGGGCTACTTTCGGAACGGCAATCGACAAAGAAAGTTGGTCGTCAGTTGAAAATTGTCTGGGAAAAAATCGGATCAGACCGTAGAAATGAACCGCTTGACGTAAGAAACTACGCTCAAGCGGCTTTTCAGTTACTGCCGGTAAACTGGGATGCCATTGAAAAACGTCTTTTTGAGAGCGGAAAACAGGGGGCAGAACAAGTTGCTGCAAAGAAAAAACCAGCAAAAAGTAGTAGCCGGGTATTGAAATCCGGTGTTAATTATTAGCCAGTGAGGTGCGAAATGTCAGTTTCAGAGCGATTAACCAGAGCAAAAACGCGATTAGCTGCCTATTATGATGCAGAAATGGCGGTATTGAGTGGGCAATCATATAAAATAGGTACTCGGAGCATGACCAGAGCCGACTTGGTGGAGATTCGGGCCGCAATTACCAATTTGGAAAATGCAGTTGAAGAACTTACTGCTCAAGCAGCTGGGCATGGTCGAAGACTCAGGGGCCAATACACTCCGGTGGACTTTTAAGGTGGTGATTTGGTGAATATTATTGACTCTTTCTACAAAGCAGTAAATCCGCGTAAGGCTTTGGCTCGTGAAATGGATCGATTCAAACTAAAAACCATGCAAAAGTTTACGAATAGTGGTTATGACCAAAGTGGAGCGAGTCATACTAAGAAATCCATGCGCGGTTGGCGGGCGAACAGCCGGACTGCTCGCGAAGACATTGACCCTAACCTGCACACGTTGAGGCAACGATCCAGGGATCTATATATGTCCTCACCGTTGGCTGTTTCTGCGCTGAAGACAAAAAAAACGAATACAATCGGATCGGGTTTAAGGCTAAAAAGCCGTATTGATTACAAGTTTCTCGGCATTTCCCAGGAGCAGGCCGCCGTAATGGAGGCGAATATCGAGCGCGAATTTGAATTGTTTGCCAAGTCAAAACACATTGATGCTCTGAAATTGAATAACTTTTATGAACTGCAGCCGTTGGCGTTCGGCTCTTGGAAGCTAAACGGCGACTGTTTTTCACTTATTAAGTACGAAAAACCTACCACTTGGATGCCATATGGGCTAAGAATATATTTAATCGAAGGCGACAGAGTAACAACCCCGAACACGTCGGCGACTGAAGGTGCGTCATTACATGGAACGTCAAACTATACCATCGGTAAAAACACCAAGAACGGCAATTATATCTATAGCGGCGTCGAAGTCAATGCCGCTGGCGGTGTGGTTGCCTATTGGGTATGTAACCAGTACTTAAACAGCACCTTGGACGGTACCGAACGTAAGTGGGAACGGGTCGAAGCCTATGGAGCTAAGACCGGCAATCCCAATGTACTGCATTTATTTGACGCTGAGCGCTGCGAACAATATCGCGGCGTTCCTTTTTTAGCGCCGGTAATCGAGCAACTGAAACAAATCACGCGCTATACCGAGGCTGAACTGATGGCCGCAGTTGTTCAGTCGTTTTTTACCGCATTTATCAAAACGACACTGCCGACCAATGTTGATCCCTTTACAGGGGAGATTACTGGCGAACCCACTCCCTATGCACCGCCATCTTCTGGTGATTTTGAACTGGGGCCGGGTACCTTTAACATTCTGCAGCCAGGTGAAGATATAATTATGGCCGATCCTAAACGACCGGCCAGCGGGTTCGAGGGATTTATCGCGACCATGGCCAAAACGATTGGCGCGGCGCTCGAAATTCCCTATGAACTCTTAATGAAGTCGTTCACGGCGTCCTATTCGGCCAGCCGTGCGGCACTTTTGGAGGCATGGAAGACAATTAAAGTTGACCGTGCTTTTTTTGACAATGATTTTTGTCAGCCACTTTATGAACTTTGGCTATCTGAGGCCGTTGCAATCGGGCGCATTAGAGCACCCGGTTTTTTTATTGACCCGTTAATTAAAGCAGCCTGGTGTAAATCGGAATGGATTGGACCGACCCAGGGACAACTTGACCCAGTTAAAGAGGTCGAAGCGGCGATACTCCGAAAGGACAACGGCTTTAGTACCTGTGAACAGGAAACAACCGGCCTGACCGGCGGCAACTGGGACGACAATATCGAGCAGGCCAAGATCGAAAATCAAAAATTTAAGGATGCTGGATTTATTAATGAAGCAATACCCGGTATACAAGGAGGGTTTACAGATGGGGCAAGTGAGTAAGTTTTGGAATTTCGTGGACGATCCCAGTTCCAATGAAGCGGAACTGTTACTGTATGGGCCGATAGCATCGCAAAAACCTTGGTGGGAAGATGAAGGCGGGGATACGGCCACGCCAAAGCAATTTGCCGATGATCTAAGAAATCTCGGCAATAAAAGTAATATTACCGTGAGGATTAATTCCTCAGGTGGCGATGTTTGGGCGGCGAATGCCATCCACGCTTTGCTGAAAAGTAACCCGGCCCGCATTACGGCTAAAATCGATGGTATAGCAGCTAGCGCCGCTACCATTGTTGCTATGGCTGCGGATGAAATTCAAATTCCGGCTAACGGCATGATGGTTATTCACGATGTAATGATGAATTTGTGTGGCTCGTACAATACGACGGCCATGGAGAAAGCCATGCAGGAACTTGAATCCATTCGTAACAGTATTATTGCCGCATATAAGGGGAGGACCGGGAAGAACGATGAGGAACTCATCGCAATCATGAAAAATGAAGCCTGGCTTACAGGGCAAGAAGCGGTTGATATGGGGTTTGCCGATATTGTTACGGAGGATAATCCAGTCAACATGGTCATGCAGGGAAGCTCGCTGGTTGTTAATAACATTACCTGCGATTTGTCCAAGTTTAAAACCCGGCCCCCAATTACGAACAGTGTAGTCCAGGCTCAGCCTGCTGCAAATAAACAAAAAACTAAGGAGGACTTAAATGTGGAGATTAAAACCGTAGATGATTTACGAAAAGCTTATCCAGATTTCGTAAATCAGATAGAGCAGGACGCGAAAACTGGCGTGGTGGCTCAAGAGCGAAAACGGCTACAGGATATTGATCAGATTGCCAATATCATCGATCCAGCACTCTTAAACAAGGCCAAGTTCGAGGAACCCATGGATGCGGCGGCATTGGCGTTTCAAAATGCAGTCCTGCAATCGCAGAAGGGGACCGCGTATTTGCAAAACGCACAGCAAGATTCGGCCGCATCGGGCGCAAGCAATGTCAAACCTTTGCCGGCGGAGGGCGAAAACCCTGAAGAAGCCGAAAAACAGGTTAAACAAGAAAAAACCGTCAACTCCATTGTTGATGCAGTAAATAAATTGAGGGGGTAAGGGTAAATGAGTGATGCATTATATAGTTCACTAGGCACGTATACACCGGATAATCTTATTGCTGGGCCAGCCGTTCCTATTGTTATCAATGGGGTAACGGTTGCATCTGGACAAGGTGAATTGGCAAGGGGCAGTGTTTTGGGGATTATCACTGATGGTGGAAAAGCTAATTTAGTTGTAAGTACCGCCACCGATGGATCGCAAACAGCGAAATATATTTTGTCGGAGGACATTGATGCTACTAGTGCCGATGTCATTGCCCAAGTGTATGCGTCAGGTGAGTTTAATAGTGCGGCGTTGGTGTTTGGTGGCACTGATACTGTCAGTGATCACGCAGATAGCTTACGTCAATATGGAATTTATCTCAAAGAAAATATTGAATCTTAAGGAGGACTTACAATAAATGGGGATTGAATTATATGACACTAGGACAATGATGCAGGCTATTGAACGAATGAAGCCTGCTAGAACCTTTCTTCGCGATACTTTTTTTAATCGGGTTGAAACGTTTGTTACTGAAAACATTGACGTAGACTTTAAAAAGGGCAAGCGAAAAATGGCTCCATTTGTTGCGCCGATGGTCGGCGGTATTACTATGGACCGTCAAGGCTTTTCGACTAGAAACTATAAAGTGCCGAAAATCGCTCCACAGCGAATTATGACGGCCGAAGACATTAAGGCTCGTAGCATTGGCGAAACTATTTACAGTGCCAAAACACCAGAGCAACGGGCTGCAGAGATATTCGCCAAAGATTTAGTTGAACTTGATGAAGTCATTACCCGGCGTGAAGAATGGCAGTGCCGTGAGCTTTTACTCAACGGGAAAATTACCATGAAAGGCTTAATCGATAGTACCGACAATTACACTGAGCAGGTGGTTGATTATAGCTTTACTAATACTGTTACCTTAACCGACACTGATTTATGGTCTGCTGATACTGCGGACATCCATGGTGATCTAAGGGAATGGCGGCTCAAGATTATTAAGGCCACTGGGCGAGCTCCTAAAGTTGTAGTTATGGCTTCTGGCGTAGTTGAAACTTTTATTAACAACTCAACTATTCAAAAAATCTATGATACTATGCGGTTTAACCTTGGCACTATCCAGCCGCTAATTAAAGATGACGCAGTAACCTTGGTTACATATATTGCGGATTTGGACCTGCAAGTTTATTCCTATGATGAATGGTTTCTTGACGATGATGACACTGAAACGGCTATGATGCCTACTGGAACGGTTATTATGGGAACGCCGGGTATGGGAAAACGTCTTTATGGGGCAATTACCCAAATAGATGGCGAAGGATTTGTTACTTATGATGCGCCACGGGTACCGAAGAATTGGGTCGATGTTAACAATGATATAAAAATGGTTCGACTTAGCGCCAGGCCGCTTCCGGTACCGGAAGATGTTGATGATTGGCTAGTCGCCACCGTATTGTAGGTGATGGCATGATAAAAGTAATAAAAGGTATGGTTAAAGCTGGCGGAGTGTTTCATTCGATCAACGATACGATTACGGGCCTTTCGGATACAGAAGCGGCTCGTTTAATTTCGCTTGGTGTATGTGAAAAAGTTGTGACTGAGTCGTCTCAAACAGAAAATACGGCGGAAAAATCCCAGAAGGCTACTAAGGCAAGCCCCGCTACTACAGCAGCAACGGATGAAATAAAACTGAACGTTGATGACGTTGTCGTTGGAGCGAAGTAATGGCTTTGAAAGATTATTTTGCAGCGGATCTGTCCGTAATGATAAGCACAGATGAGTTTGCCACAATTCACACCATCAACGGCAAAGAAATGCAAGTGGTTGTTGACGAAGACTTATATAAGGAACGTCAGCAATCACTAACTAATCCTGAGTCGTATTTCCCGGCGACGATATCTTATCATGTAGCCGCCAGCACATTTGGAAAGCGTCCCAAAGTCAACGATATTCAGTATTATGACGGCAAAAAGTACATTGTTTTTGATGCGCAGGAAGACTTAGGTGCGTATTATATTACCTTGTCGGTATCGGAGTGATGTAGATGGCGAATATATTTCGGGTAACGGTTGACGCCAAAGAAATGATGAAGCTTCAGATAAGACTAGGAGCTTACGCCAAGCAAGCTCCGGCAATTGTGTCAAGGGCGTTAAACCGGGCGGCTACAACGACCAGAAGTGCGGCGGTTAAAGAGGCCCGGACTAATTATTACGTCAAAGCATCGGCGGTACGGGAAACTTTTGCTATTAACAAAGCATCAAAGGGCCGGTTAACCGCTTCAGTATATTCGCAAGCTGGTTCCTTGCCGCTGGATAAATTCAAGTTCTCGCCTAAGCAGCCACGACCACAAAATCCGCAAACATTGAAAGTTGCGGCGAAAAAAACGGGTATGAAAGAACTTAGGCATGCTTTTGTGGCGAATGTCAGTGGAATAAAGATATTTGAAAGGACCGGCGAGTTTGATAAAGCGAAAAAAGGTCGTTACAAAGGCAAGCGGCGCGAGAAAATTAAGCGCTTAATGGGGCCACCAATTCCAATTATGGTGGGAAACGCGAAAACCCGTGAGGCAGTGGAAAGAAAATCAGCCGAAACCTATGAAAAACGGCTTGAACATGAAATCAAGCGAGTGCAGGAGGCCGGTAAATGACACCATTAAGGCTGCAGGATGCTTTAGTTACTGAACTTAAAACAATATTTGAAGGTAAATACCTTAAAAATGAAGACGGCGCAGTGTCGCCGTTTTTAATTTGTCCGCAGTGGCTGCCGCCGATCGATCCTAACGTATCAGATCAGGCGGATATAACTTACTTTCCATATATCCGGGTAATTATTGACGATGGTCAGGACATAAACGAGGAAGATCCTAATTCATGTAATGTCCGGCTGGAAATCGGTGTTAATGATGAAGATACCAAGTATCAGGGGCACCGTGATTTGATGAATGCTATAGGCATGATATACAACCACTTTATGCGGCATAAATATGTTGGGCCGTTTGAAATCGTGTATCCGTTTAAATGGAGTCTTAATCCGGAAAATACTTTTCCAAAGTTTTATGCGATGGTTGAAATGGTTTGGAATTTACCAAAAGTGACCATCGTTGATCCCTTATCATAGAAAGGAGTGATTTAAATTGTCTTATACTCATGGCGTGTATATCCAAGAAAATGATACCTCAGTTACCACACCGGTCACAGCCGACAGCGCCAACCAATTTATTGTCGGTACCGCGCCGATTAATCTATTAGATGATCCATCAAGTGCGGTCAATGTTCCAATTTTAGTAGAAAAATATTCAGAAGCAGTGGAATACCTGGGTTATTCCACTGACTGGGAAAGTTATACCCTATGTCAATCCATGTATGCTTCATTCAAAGTGTTTAATGTGTCGCCTTTAATCTTTGTAAACGTGCTTGATCCGGATAAACACTATACTTCGGTAGCGAGTGAATCAAATACCATTTCCAGCGGGGCAATCACCATTGAAAAAGAAGGTATTTTAATCAATGCCAACTTTGTTGTTCAAAGTTCAGATGGAGCTACGACTTATACTGAGGACACCGACTATACCCTGGCCTTTGATGATGATGGCTATGTGGTGTTAACGGTTTTGAGTGCGGGAAGTATTGGCTCAGCTACGGCGCTGCTCTTAAGCTACCGTAAACTTGATCCGTCGGCGGTTGATAAAAATGATATTATTGGCAGCTATAGTTCCACAACAGGCAAATATACCGGCCTAGAAAATATTAGCCAGGTATACCCGAAATTGGGTCTTTTGCCTGGTCTTATTTTGGCGCCAGGCTGGAGCCATATTCCGTCGGTCGGCATTGCCATGACCGCTGCTTGCGAAAGCATTAACGGGATTTATAACTGCAATTGCATCCTGGATGTTGATACTTCGGAGGTTGTGGAGTATTCTGCTGCGTATGCTTGGAAAAACAGCAACTCATATAATGATAAGCACGCCCTGGTCTGCTGGCCGAAAGTGGTTGTCGATGATTATACCTTTTATATGAGTGCAATGTTGGCGGCGTTAGTGGCCTATACCGATTATGAAAACGATGGTGTTCCATATGTCTCACCGTCGAATAAAGATTTTAATATCACTGGCACAGTTTTGGCCGATGGTACTGAGATTTACCTTGACCAGGCCCAAGGTAATACCTTGAATGGTAAGGGCATTATTACTGCGCTTAACCTTAATGGCTGGGTATGCTGGGGTAATAACACAGGGGTTTACCCGACATCTACCGATGTAAAGGACCGCTGGATACCAGTACGGCGAATGTTTGACTGGTGGGGCAATACCTTTATTCTGACCTATTTTCAGAAAGTCGATAGTGCGATGAATCGCCGCCTGATTGATACCATTATTGATACCGAAAACATCCGGGCCAATGGTTATAAAGCAAAATATCAGCTGGCCGATGCTCGGATTGAGTTTGTTTCTGATGATAATCCGACAACGGATTTAATTGACGGAAAAATAACTTTTCATCAGTATCTGACGCCGTTCCCGCCAGCAGAAACTATTATTAACGTGTTGGAATATGACGCCGATGCTCTGACCACTGCGTTAGAGGAGAGTGATAGCTAATGTCGGTTAATTCCGTACCTGATAAAGTAGTTAACTATAACGTCTACAATGAAGGAGAACAGCTGGTCGGCGTATCAGGGGAAGTTTCTCTTCCTAAAATGGATGCCATGACAGAGACGGTTTCGGGTGCAGGCATTGCTGGTGAATTTGAAAGTCCGACTCCTGGCCATTTTGGTAGTATGACCATAGAAATTCCGTTTCGGACGTTGATTGATCAAT